AGCATTTCAAGCAATAGCAGAATTAAAAGCCGAAATAGATACCCTGAAGGGTAAATAATGTTTGGCATTAATGCGTTTTCTCAAGCGCCATTTGCAGCCGGCCCATATAGAAATGTGTATGGCGCCGGAATAACTGAATCCATCATTTCTGAAACCGATAGCGAAGCATTAGTTGCTACATTTATTACTGCCGTATCTGAGGCTTTAACAGTTGCCGATTCAAGCGCATTCACTTGGAATTTATTTGATACAGAAAATTTAAACGCGGCAGACTCTCAATTGGGAATTGGCAATTTTGCCGGTTCAATTTTAGAGTCTTATGCCATAGCGGATATACCGGCCGCAATAGCATCTTTTATCAGTTTAATTAGCGAAAGTAGTTCAGTTGCTGATTCTCCAGCATTTACTTGGAATTTGAGGATTACAGAAGCTTCAACGGTTACAGACGTTAATGTAGTATTGGCTACTTTTGCCTATGCGGTTATTGAGGCTATATCTCCTGTAGATATTGATATTGCAAATAACGTAGCCTCTCCACAAACAGTATTTGAGGCCATTACAGCAGCTGACTTAGAAACCGGGTTACCCACGTTTGCAGCACCCATATCGGAAGCAATTACAGTAGGATCTGCAATTATTGGTGGATATAGTGTGGCAATTAGCGAAACTATTACTGTAAATGATACTAAGGTTGTTTTGGCGGCTTTTAGACCAGTAATTTCAGAATCTGTGTCTTTGGCCGATAAACCCACGGTAATTGCCGCTTTTGTGACAACCCAGACAGAAAACTTCATTATTGCCTCTAGCCAACCTTCTTCTGGATGGATTAAAATTAACGATGGTCAGACCCCAAATTGGGGTAATATTAATGACAGTCAGACCCCCAATTGGACGATTATTTTTAATAATCAATAAGGATACTTATGGCATCAACTTACTCAACTAGCTTACTACTAGAACTTATAGGTAACGGAGACCAATCCGGAACTTGGGGTACGACTACCAACAAAAATTTGGGAACCTTGCTGGAACAGGCAATTGTTGGCCAAACCACTATTTCAATGAACAACGCTAACTATACGTTGTCAAATTACAACGGTACGTCAGATGAAGCCCGTAACGCTGTAATCATTATCACCGGAAATCAAAATGCTAGTTATGTTGTTAACTGCCCGGCCGTTCAAAAACTTTACATTATTACCAATAGTTTAAATTCTAGCGCCATAGCTTATTTTGGTCCAACCGGCGGATCTACCCTAACCATTGCCAACGGCCAAACAGTATTGGCTTATTGCACCGGAACAACCATGGTTGCGCTAAGTGCTCAAACAACAGTAGCCAATATTTCTGGTGGAGCAGCTTCTCAAATTCACTACCAAAGCGCTTCCAGTACTACCAGCTTTATTCCAAACGGTACAAGCGGTCAAGTGCTTCAATCTAATGGGTCTGCAACGCCATCTTGGGTTTCTTCTTCTAGCATTAATATCACTGGAAACGCTGCAACAGCAAATAATATTACCAATTCTGGCGGATGGAATGTGACACCATCAGGCACAAAGTTATACTTTAATTACAACGGCACCAATGTGGCTTCTTTAGATTCTTCTGGAAATTTGGTTGCTTTGGCTAACGTAACTGCTTATGGAACACCTTAATTAAAAGGACAAAAAATGAATACACTTTATATGAAAATTGTTAATTACGAAGAAAACACAGGTTCTTTTTTAGTATGTTTTGCTTCAGATGAAACACAACATCAAGATCCAGAAAAATATGAACCTTTATCTTTTCAACCCGCAATTATGTGGCCTAACGTATCAGATATAAATGAGTACCCTTTATTGATGGCAAAATCTGGATTATTCAAAGTTACAAGCATTGCTGCACAAGAAAAACTTTTAACAAGTTCAGATAGAACAAATCTTTTGAAAGGGTTGGTTGGAATTTCTACAACATATGATGTTGCCGATCTTTCAACTACACCCGTGAAAAATACTGTTTAACAAAATGTATGACTATTGGCTTTGGGATAGTGTTTTACCAAAATGGTTTTGTGAAAACCAAATTAAAAATATAAATTGGAATAAAAAAATTGATGGTTTAGTAGGAAGAAATTTTGGTTCAGTAGTTGATAAAAAAGTCAGAGTAACGGATATTGTTTGGGAAAATAATGCAAGTCCAATTGGATGTATTGCACAAACTTATGTAAATATTGCAAACGCTCAAGCTGGTTGGAATTTTATTTTATCAGATGTACCAGATATACAAATTGGAAAATATAGTAGTAAAAACAAAGGATTTTATAATTGGCATACGGATGATAAATTAACTCCAAATAAAAATGGTTTAGTTAGGAAATTATCAATTAGTATTCTACTTAGTGATGAAAATAGTTTTGAAGGCGGTATATTTGAATTTAAAAATTTTAAAGAGCAACCAAAATTAAAGTGCGGAAGCATTATTGTTTTTCCGTCTTTTATAGAACATAGAGTTACACCAGTAATATCTGGTGACCGGTATTCAGCAGTAACTTGGGTCAGTGGACCCGCGTATAGATAGGATTAGATTATGACATTAAACTCTTCTGGACCAATTAGTTTAGCCGGTACAACCGCAGGCGTATCCATTGAAATTGAAAATGGTGGTAATGGTACAACACAAATTAGTTTAAATTGTGCTGCTGTTCGTACTTTAGCTGGTACGTCATTTACAACCCCCGGATCAACTATTGTTATGCCTACCAACTTTTATGGTAAAGCTAACGCATTTGCGCTCACTGTTGCTTCTAATCAAACTAATTATTGTGTACGTGCTGCTGCAGTTTCTGGTGGTTGGAACCAATCAAGCAAGTTAAACGTAACAATTAATAGCGGAGTTGTTGTTTCTGCGAACAGTACAGGCAATTATGGGCTATATATTCAAGGCTCATTTCCAAATGGTGTTACACTAAAAAATCAAGGGTATATTGTTGGGATGGGTGGTAGTGGAGGCGGCGGTGCAAACCAATATCCATGTAATCAGCCATGCAACCCACCAGTTGGACAAAATCCGGGAAATCCCGGAGGTGGAGGCGGCACTGCGTTTTATGTAAGGTCTCCTGTAACAGTTTGTAATGCTAATGGAGTTATAGCTGGCGGTGGCGGTGGCGGTGGCGGGTCAAATAGTGCTGGCGGTGGCGGTGGCGGTGGCGGCGGCGGACGTTCTGGAGGCACTAATTCTCCGGGGGGGCCCGGCGGCAGTGGTCTTTTCAATGGCAATGCTGGCCCCGGAGGGGCGGGAACATTTAATGGCGGCGGCGGTGGCGGTGGCGGCACATTTGCTGGAGCAGGAGGAAGTGGTGGTGGTTGGGGAGGATCAGGAAATCCCGGATGTACTTGTGGGTGTACTGGAGGATCTGGCGCCGGAGGAGGGGCAGCAACTAATGGAGCAAATACATATGTTACATGGACAACAACGGGAACTCGCTACGGCGGAATAGGTTAATGAGTAATCAAAACAATATCAATCAATTTCATCTTTTTTCATCGCCTGTATTCATGGTGGAAAAACCAGATTTTTTAAAAGTAACAAGAAAAATAGCAAAAAAATTTATTGATAAAAGAAAAAAAGAAGTAGAACTAGATCATAATTTTCCAGTTTATATGACTGAAAATATGAACGCAGATCCGCATATGCTTGAATTTTCAGAATTTGTAGCACAGTCAGCTTGGAAAATTTTAGAGTCTCAGGGTTATGCAATGCAGTTTTTTAATACTTATTTTACAGAAATGTGGGCGCAAGAACACCATAAAGGCTCATCTATGGATAGACATATCCACGGTAATGGTGCATTAATTTCTGGTTTTTATTTTTTAAATTGTCCAGATAATGCAAAAGTAATTTTTCATGATGTAAGGGATGCAAAAGTTATAACAAGCTTGCCAGAGCAAGATGCAACGCAAATCACTCATGCAAGTAATATGGTTAATTTTCCTGTAACAAATGGTCTTTTAGTATTTTCAAATTCTTGGTTGCCACATTCTTTTACTAAAAATACTGAAAATATTCCATTAACTTTTATTCATTTTAATATTGCAGTTAGTGCCATTCAACAACAAAATGTTTGCCAAACTCCACAAGTAGAAATTATTTAAAAATAAATTATGAAAAAAATAGATAAAGAAAATTTTATTTTTGTTTATGAAAATGCGTTCCCAAAAGAATATTGCGAAAAAGTAATTGAACATTATGAAAATATGTGTGAAGCTGGATTTTGTCAAAATAGACAACAAGCAGAAAATACTTCAAAATTAAAAAAAGATGATTCTTTTGTTTTTTTAAATTCTGAACCAGTTTTAGATATTAAAAGCACAAAAGAATTATCAAAAGAATTTAATGATCAATTTTGGTCTGTTTATTACACAGATTATGCAAATCAATTTAATATTTTAAATGATTTTGAAAAACATTTTAGCTATAATCAAAAAGTACAAAAAACAAAAATAGGCGGTGGTTACCATGTGTGGCATTGTGAAACTGGCGCAAATAAAACAGCTAATAGAATATTAGTTTGGACTTTATATTTAAATGATGTTGAAGAGGGCGGAGAAACTGAATATCTTTATCAAAATTTACGCGTTAAAGCTAAGCAAGGAACTTTAGTTATTTGGCCCGCTGGATTTACCCACACCCATAGAGGCAATCCACCTTTAAGTAATGAAAAATATATTATGACGGGCTGGGTAGAGTTTTAATAAAATATGAATAAGTACCGGATACGTTTTAATAAAAGTAGAGGGCAGCCCGGTAGAGGGACTGTGGATCACGTATGGAGAGTTTTTGAAGGCGATAAAGAATATTTAGTAAAAAATGTTATTTTTTTAGCTCCCGCTTTTAGTGAAAAAGAAGAGCAAGGCGATGATTGGAATATGTGCTGTATAGGTAATTTAAAGTTAGATAGAGAAAAATCAGTGGCAATTATTGAAGGAGAAGTGAAATGAAGTTTACATTTTCTTGGTTTATGGATAAGCTTGGCTATATGCCAAAGTTTGATATGAAAATTGGCAAGATAGCTGAACCTTGGCCTTTTCCTGATTTAAAAGAACCGGCAAAAAAAACCAAACCTACAGTGGCTAAAGCCACTACCCGCAAGGCAAAAACACCGGCAAAGAAAAAATGATTAAGGTTATTAATGACCTTTTAACGGGTAAAGATAATCAGACTCACGATCTTGTTCGTTGGTCACTTCTTTACTCAATACTGGTCTTAACTGCCGGCTTGATATTTAATGCAGTCCACACCGGATTGTTTGACATAGAAAAATTTTATCTTGGTTCAGCTGCCCTTGTAGGCGCTCATGGTTTTGGGCTAATGATGAAAAAAGGAACTGAGCCGGAGGAGCAATGACGCCTTATGCAACCTACATCAAAATTGGTTTATCT